AGGGGCGAATATGGCAACCGTTGCCCACTACCTCCGCACGAATGACATTTACCCATAAGGTCACCCGTATCAAGGCTGACCAATTTACCCATCGAACATCGTGACGTTGAATCTTCAAAGTCACATTCGTCCGACATCATAATCTTAAAAGGAAACACCACCGAAGCGATGGACACTTGCATGATGTTCCTATTGGTCAATGCAAGGTCAAGTAGGTCGGTTGCGAACCTGAAAGGACTTATCCAATATATCGAACCGTTGGCCGATATCTGTGGAATGCCGCCAAGGTCAATACATGGCATCTTATCCTCACCATGAGCGAAGTATAGATAGGTGTTATACTTGTTCTCGCTCTTTACCCCTACCTGTTCTGAACGGTAGATTGCTTCGGGTGTGTAGATGAACAATACACGCCCCTCTTTTGCATGTTTCCCCGAAACCGTAACGACCGACCTTTCATCGTCAATCACAACCACTACATCCCTTTCACGCACCAACACCTTCTCAGATGGATGGTAAAAGATAGCGGGTTCGGGTAGTTGGGTATCGTCAAGGATAAATTCACCCTGTTCGTTCTGAATGAATTTAAACCCGTGTGGACGGATAGCTATAATACCGTTCGCATCACTCAACTTGATTGATGGCAGGACATTCTTTACGAAATATTCCGTTGAATGATAAACGGGGAAATTTTCGGTGCAATACGTTTTCAGTTCATCGCTTCCCTCGCCCCAAATCATCTGCCAATTGTTGTCAATGAACGCACGTCCGACAACTGACATTAGTTCCTGCCAAATTGGGTTGGTGGTACATTTGTAATTCGCCTTGACGTATTTGAATTGGTCGTCTGTGGCATTTGGCGCACGTACCGCGAATAGTTCAGAGGGGAAGTGTTCAGGGTCTGAATGTGCCTTGATGCGCTTTGTCTGTTTAACGGCATCCACGTACATCTTGCCGTACATTTCTTCGGGCTTACCCATCTTCCGCTTTTCGCGGTCAAGGAGCGATGCTATCAACGCTTGCGCTTGTTCAAGTAGCATTAGGCGGCTTTCTTCATGGTGATGTAAAAGTCGGTCAACGTGCATCCAGAACGGCCACCGCACTTAGCTTTAACACTTTCGTCCTGTGGCCTTATCCGTATAACTATCGGCTTATTCATACTTGCAAAATTACGAATTAATAGGTTGGCAAAGTATATCGAACTGGTCATCGTCCATTCCTTGCTCGGAATAGATGTTCCTGTACGAATACCCATTAGCCGACAACCAACCGAATACGTAACTCACACTCGCACCCTGACGAAGTAACGCGCCCTTGTTTATTTCAAGCAACATTGTTGGGCGAAATTTCGCTATTGTCTTTTCAGCCCCTTTTAATGCGTTCCACTCAAAGCCCTCACAGTCCATCTTAATGAAGTCACACGCATCAAGTCCAAGGGAATCAATGGTGATACATTTGAAGTCATCGCCCTCAATCGCATAGGCCGCGCCACCGTTGGCATCCTGAGCCAGTGAAATTGAATGTTCCTTATCGCTTGCCCCGACATTCAAGCATAGCACGTTCTTATGGTCACGCATGTTGAACTCCAAACATTCAAACGCTTTCGGGTTCGGTTCAAACGCATAGACCTTGCCTGTTCTGCCGACACGTTCGACATAGTATTCCGTATGATCGCCAACGTATCCGCCAACGTCAAGAACTGTGAATCCTTTGTGAATGTATGGGTCGAGTAGTGGGAGCATGTTTCTGTCGTGGTCTAATCGCCCCTCCATTTCGACCCACTTTCCTATATGTGAGTCACCTTCAATCAGCCCAACGGTTCTACCGTTCTTTAGTTCTACTTTTCTCATTTGATAATGTACCACGAAGGTGCATCGCCCTCCGCGTTGGTTACGTGAATAGTGTAATTCGTCTGTGAAAAGAACTCGTCAACCGCATCTTTGACATTGCATTGATAGTTTTCGGTGTTGACGTTATGGTAATCGTGACCTCCGAAGATACCGCCTTTCTTGACCTTATCAAACCACGCATTCAGGTCGTTGTCAATGTACGGCCTCATGTGGTTAGCGTCAATGTAAACGAAGTCAAGTGAGTTGTTCTGGAATGCCCTTGCACCCTGAACGCTTGAAAGCCTTGTCATAACGGCACGGTCACCGAACCGCCTCAACTTATCCTCACAGTATAGATAGCAACCACTCCAATCCTTGATAGCATCGGCAAAGCCTTTCGGGTTCTCGTTCGGTACGTAGTTCCAAGGGTCAACCAATATCAATTGGCTTATTTCGCAACTGTCAAGAATGATCTCAGCATTTTCACCGAACGCAACGCCAACCTCAACACCACGGCCTAACAGACCCATTTCAGTGAGTACGTGGCCTATGTCGTATCGGCTTTTAAGGTCGGTCAGTTTCATGTTAAGTATGTTCCAATTTCTGCCATAACTTCATCGGTCAACCCGCCCCAACTCCAAAACTGCCTAACCTTGTTCTTTGGTAGATCGCCCGTTTCGGTGTCTTGAAAGTGGTACTGGTCGGCTAGGTACTTTTCAGCATAAGCCCCGATCGCGTTGAACTCGCTGAAAGCCCTGTGCGGCACGGAACTAAGGTAATTACGCAACGGCCGTTTATGAACACCCTCTATAAACGCCTGACAATCAACTAACGTTGAACGTAGATAGGTCAACGGCATCCTTCGCATGTATTCCCACTCAACATCAAAACCGACCGCCTTTTCAGTTATCGGCCTCCAAGGTGTTTGTGTAAGTTCATATTTGGTTTTCCAAATGATCGGCTTACCGTCCTTGATCCATTCCGAAACGTCCACGGGTTCACAAGCTATAACGTCAGAATCCCAAAATACAATGGCATCGGCATCGGTGTATTTCCAAGCCTCCATCTTTGTCAACTGTTGGCCGATATAACCGTCCTGCATATCGTCAACCTGAATCACCTTCTCAATGGTCAACATTGATAGCAGATTCTTGTCTGGAATAGTGATTATGATATTCCGATAGCCCGTGACGTGACGCTGAATTGATGCTAAAGCGATGTGCAGCCAGTCAATGTCTTTTGAATACGTGCGAATAAAAATATCTACGTTCATATAGCTGATTGTCTAATAGTTCTGTAAACCCTGTGGTTGACCCCTGCGGGTGTTTGACTTGGCATAAAGTTCTCAATCCATTGGAAGTGACGCGTCATGTAATTCCATTGTTCGGTTGAGTATTGGACGTTGTGCCTCATGTGATAGAACATTATTTCCTTGACCAAGTACGCGGGAATCTTATTCGTTATGAAGCGGTATGGAATCCAGTAATCCCACCACGTCTGCCCCATACAGAACATAGACTGCGGTATCAGGTGGTAAAAGTTCTTGTGAATAACGAAAACATCGAAACCGAATGAATACACGATCGGGTTAGCAAAGTCTCCGTTATGATCGTGCCTGTTGCTGAATATCAAACCGTGATGTGCGTGATGGAGATAGTCGTTAAGTCGGTTCGTTGGGTCTTTGATAACGATGTCCGAATTGATAAGCATTACTTGCTCCAATCCGTGTTCTTTGGCGTAGTCAATGAACGCTGAAATCGGCACGTAAGGAATATTGAAAAGACCTTCCATCGTTCGGAAGCATGGCACAAACTCAACGTCATAGTCGGCTTTCAGAACTTCAATCTCTGAAGGTGCGTTGAACGACAACACCCGAAAGCCGAATTCCTTCCAACTTTCAATCGCTTGTTTCTGCACGTCACCGTTTGTATGCTTCGGTGATATGGATGTCATTACTACTGTCATGCGTGACGGCTAAGGTAGTCGTTATATGCTTTCCGTAAAGATTCGACCATGTCGAAATCAACAGACCCGTGACGGCTTGAATCCATCAGCTTACGGGGCGTTCCGTTCGGATATTCGGCATTCCAAACGACCCGACCATTGAACCCTATAACCGTGGCGATTATTTCGGCCAGTTCGCTTACTGAAAACTCTTGACCCGAACCGATGTTCATGTAATTGTGTTCCGTTCCGTTCTCCATCAGTTCAACGATTGACGCGGCCAAAGCGTCTACGCACATCACCTCCCTTAATGGTGTGCCATCTCCCCAAAGTTCAACATCAGTTCCGTTCTCCTTGGCATGATGGAATTTACGCATCATAGATGCGATGACATGCGAATCATGCGGATGGTAATTGTCACCTATACCGAATAGATTAGGCGGCATGACCGTAAAGAAATCACACCCGTATTGATGACGATACGCTTCACACATTTTCAACCCTGCGATCTTGGCGATGGCATAAGGCTCGTTTGTCGGTTCAAGTTCGCCTGTCAATAAATATTCCTCTTTGATAGGCTGTGGTGCAAACTTAGGATATACACATGACGAGCCTAGAAAAATGAGCCTTTTCACTCCGTTAAGATAGGCCGCGTGTATGACGTTGGTATGAATGATAAGGTTGTCGTAAATGAACTCAGCACGGTACTTATTATTGGCATTGATGCCTCCGACCTTTGCAGCGCATAGATACACGTATTCGGGTCTATTCTCAGCAAAGAACGCATTAACCTCGGCTTGATTCCGAAGGTCTAATTCGCTTGATGTTCGGGTAATTACGTTGTCTTTTCCAAGCCTCCTAACGATGGATGAACCGACCATTCCAGTATGTCCAGCTACATATACGCTCATTCCTTAGTCAACGACCAAACAAGGGCAACCACCCATCCAATGAATGTCCAACCTAGAAATAGGTTAAGCGCGATAATTGCAGCGATATTCTTTTTATCCCACCCCATTATTGAAGGCGCAAAGTAGATTGCTAGTATTATTACGGCTAGTATTATTTGCCCCATGTTTAGATTCCGAAGTATTCTTTTTCCGTTCTTGTTGGCTCAAAGTAGCCTTTCTCAAATGCGCTCAATCCGACCTCTTTAGGAACTGCAAATGTAGAAATAGGTAGTATTGAGTGTTGGCAATTGTAGCCACCTGCGTTGACAAATATAGTATCTTCATTGGTATTTGGCATCATACCCGCCCAACCTTTGCCCGTGTCGCATTTGCCGATACCTACGCCATTGCCCCACCCCTCTATCTCTTTTCGATGGAAGAAACCACCGTTACGAACATCGCAGAAGCACCGTGTCGTTTTCATCTTGCCACCTAAGTATCGGTAAAATTGAAGCCCCAACTCATCGCCCACTATCTTAGTAAAAGCCCTGTCGGTGGTTGCGAATGTGTCCGAAACTATCTGTCTTGAATACCTGAGTAACTGCCCCTCTTTTTGCGGGTCACCGATCACAAGGTTCTGCATCGCCTCCAATGTCAGCGTGTAGCGGCTGTTGGATGCCACAGCCTCTATCAAAGTGTTCCTAACGTCATTCAATAGCATCGAATCTAAAGCCACGTTACCGAGTACCGATTCAACGGCTAACGCCCTATTCCTTTGATACATGGCCGAAGCGAACGAAGTAACAGGAACTTCACCCGATACTAACGCACCAAAGTAGCTTACCGTTCGACCTTGCTGAACTAGAAACTCATTACTGAACTCTGTGACAATTTCGAGGTATTCGCCTTGTGTCAAGTATTTTCTTAGACCCAAAACAATGTCATCAATTAGGTAAAGATTAGCCTCTGTCATGGCTATTCTACCATCGACCAATTCAAGGTCTGCCAGTAGTCTATTTAGCCGTGTCAGTAGCCTCGGTTGATAAGCGTCTATCGACCTAGCCCAACCGTCAGGAACGTCCGTTAGCGCGTCTAATTTCGCTTTGAGTATTTCGGCTGCGGTGGGCAATTAGGTTATATTTCAATCAGTGTATAGGTGAGATAAACTGTAATGTCTGAATCGCCTGCCGTTGGGTCACCTGTTCTAACTATTACGAATACATCGGTGGCCGAAAGCACTTGTGTTTGTCCTGCAGTCGGATTTTCAGGTGAATATGATGTGGTGGTCTTGCTAACGGTCGATGCAAGGAAGTTATTGCCTATCGTTCCAAGTGCTGCCGCGCCTCCGTTTGTCAATTGCAATTGCGTGTTTGTGGCATAGGCTGCGCTGTTGTAAACGATGGAAGCCGAAGCCCCAAGTACCTGCGTATAATACCCACTTGGAACAGTCAACCCGAACGCGATTGGCGTAGTGTTTCCTGTCAACACCTGAGCCGTGGGAATTACCAATTTAGCAACCTTAACACACAAGCATCCATTCTCCGTGTTGGCCTGTGATATAGCCTCAAATACTGGTGTTTTTGTCGTATTGCCGTCATCAGTGAACGTCACTAAGTAGTCTGCCGTAGTTAGTGCCGCAGCCGCTTTAACCGATAGGTCTGTAATGTTGATCTCGTTAGCCATTTGTTGAATTGATTAGTATTACTTGACCCGC